GCTGTTGTGTTAGAACCTAAAGCATCTTTTCCAACTGCTACGTTTGATGCTCCTGTTGTGTTAGTAGCCATAGAACTTAATCCAATAGATACATTATCATTAGCTGTAGTATTATTTTCCAAAGCATTTAGACCTAAAGCTACATTGCCTGCTCCTGTGCTATTATCTAACATTGATCTTCTTCCGACAGATGTGTTATTTGCTCCTGTTGTGTTAGCACTTAAAGCACAAAATCCTACTGCTGTGTTGTTTGAGGCTGTTGTGTTAGCCTCTAAAGCACAAGCACCAACTGCAGTGTTGTTTGCTCCTGTTGTATTTTTACATAAAGTTTGATTACCTAAGGCTGTATTTTGACTAGCTGTAGTATTTGATTTTAAAGAAGCAAGACCTATGGCAGTGTTTTCTGTTCCAGATGAATTAGTACACATAGAATGGTAACCCACTGCAACATTATTAGAAGCTGTATTAAGTTTTAAAGCACAACGACCGACTGCAATATTAGAGCCACCTGTCTGATTAGTGCATAAAGACGCTTGACCGACTGCCACATTATTTGCACCCGATGTATTAGCAGACAAACTATTATCTCCAATAGCTGTATTATTTCCACCACTTAAACTTCCACTATCTAATGCTTCATTACCTAAAGCCACATTATCTGTTCCTGTTGGATAATTACCATCTAATTTAATTGTGCCATTTGCAGTAAATGCACCTGTTGTTGAAACTGCACCTGATGTACTAATAACAACATTATCTGCTAAAGCTGAATCTAAAAAATTTACTGTATTTGCTGATGTATCTATTTGTGCAAATAAAATATCGTCTGAACCATCATGTATATATAAACTCCATGTTGTTGATGATGGAGTGTTTGTATCTAACCAGAATTGACCAGCATATTGAGTAGTTGGTGCTGATGTTCCTGAGTTATTACTTGAAATTGCTAAAAGAGCATTGTTAATATCTGCTCTAGTATTTGGAAAAGTTTGGTTTGAAATTATATAATCGTGCTGTGCCATAAAATTAATCTTATATCATTTTTATTGTTTTTGTCCAATTCCGATTGCCTGATAATCGAAAGTTCTATCAACAGTACTACCAGAACTATTAAAAAATTCAACCACGAAAGATGCAGTACCTTTAGAGGTAATTGTGAAAAAATCTCCTGTTGCCATATTTTGACCTATGACAGTTAGTGATGGAGTTTGATAATACTCTGAACCAAAAGTAATAGTTTTTCCTGATGTGCTTGTTGTACTAGAAATATTACTACCTTTTTCAGTTCTAATAGGTAAAGATAATTTAAGTGCTAATGCTGAAACTTGTGGGCTTTCTTGTGTATTGCTAGATGTCAATTTTAATCTAAACTTAACTGCTCTAGCAACAAAATCTCCAGCTTTAAAATCTTGAAATGAAGTATAGGTTGAGGCATCTTGAGAAGTAGATATTTGTAATATTGCATTTGTATCTACAGAAGCATTAGAGCCACCATCAAACAATCCTTGTCTTGCATCAAAGTTTCCTGATGCAGAATCAAAGTTATTTACAAAGTTAATATTATTAACAATAAATGAACTTAAAAGAACATTAAATTTTAAAACAGAATTAAAATCAAAAGCATTTGCAAAATCATACGTACCAGATGAAACTATTGCACCTGAACCACCATCAAAGAAACCAAGACCATCATCAAAGTTTCCTGTATGGCTGTCAAAGTTAATAGAAGTATCTAATTGTAAATTATTTGATACAGCTACAACATTAGATTTAGTTCCTGTAAATGCAGAATGTTCTGTTAATGTTTGTACTGATTCAATTTTATCTCCAACAACTTGTGCTGATATAACTTGACTTGCAAAGTCTGTTGATCTTATTCCAAATTTATCTACAGCTTTTATAAAGTATTTTCCTGTTCCTACAAATGGAGTTGTAACACTTGTTGCTGGTCTACCTATTCTTGGTACTAATACAGTTGTGTTTGCATAAGCTGTTTCATTAGTATTTGAAGTAAATCTTATTTCATAAAAATCAAGATCAAGGTTAGTTACAGCATCAAAAGAATGATAAAGTTTATCGCCTACTACATCTATTGAATAATTAGTTACATTATCTGGTGGAGTAAATGCACTATTAACTTCATGCTGTGCAGTTGTATAAGTGGATTTAACACCTACGGCATTTATTGCTCTTACTCTTACATCATAGATAAGACCCTCTTTAACAGGATATTTTTCTACTATAGAGTTTGAACCTCTACGCATTAATCTATAGCTTGATGAAGTTGATTCTTTGTACTCTACTTCAAACTGATCTGTAAAAGCATCTGTACTTGTAATATTAACTATTAATTTAGAAACAACTGAACCATCAAATAGTTCAAATAATTCATCTGATAATGATATTGCTGGTGCTTGAATTGAATTTGGATTAGGTAAAGTTGTATCAGGTATTGTTGGTATAGGATTTTTAGTATTAAAATCATAAAAATTATCTTGGTGTTCAAACAACTGAACATTAACAGTTAAATCTTCATTAATCTCAATACCTAATACTCTAAAAGGTTTAGCATTAAATCCACCACTAGCATAAGTGATTGCAACTATATCGCCTATTTCTAATTCTAAAAATTCTGATGTTAAAGTTAATTGTATTTGTAATTGGTTTCTTGATCTTCTTAAAATTACCTCACATAGAGCCTCAGCATTATAAGTATTAGTTACATTAGGAAACTCAAAATTACCCTCTAGCAAAGTATCATTATCTGCTGAAAGCATAGTTGCGTGTTTAAATTCTGTTATAACATTACTGTCATCTGCTGGTGGAAATGAAACTGTATCGTTTTGCCAATTCTTATATGGGTTTACATAAGTTCCTATAACTCGATTGAATTTATTATTTTTTCTTTCTCCTAATACTTTTGCACCACCTACTACATGATCTGATGTTATAGTTTTAACTGATGAACCTGTACCCTCAATTTTAAGTTTATAAACACCATTATTATAAGTAAATAATGATCTCATTGGATTTAAAAGTTTTTTTACATTTTCAATTACTTTTTGGCTTGTATCTACAACAGCATTAGATTCAAATTTAATAATAGCTGGAATAACATCTGTTACACCTTTGCCATTAGTAAAATTAGAAGATAAATCTGAACTAAAGCTACCACCACTTACTTTCCAAAGAAAATTTAAATTACCAACACCAGCATTATCTCCATAAACAATTATAAGAGGATAAGCTGAACCACTAACTAAAGTTTTACTTCCCTCTCTACCTGTATTTCCATGTAGACCAAAATTATTAACAACTAATTTAGTACCTCTGTTAGCCTCTATTTGTTTTGATAAATTATCTACAGTTTGATTTGCATCTCCAATATAAACAGCAGAACCATCATCAGATTCAGTTTTAAATGTAAAACTTGCTGAACTAGGTGCTGTAAAATATCCAGAATATTTATGTGATTTAAAATTTCCTGGATTTGAAACAGTAATGCTAGTTGTTGTGCCTGTAGAAATTATAGACCTATTTGTAAAATAACTTGGATAGTCTCCAAAATAACCATTATAATTTTCTCTATATAGCCCAGCAACTTCTGTTACACTTGTCGTTCTTGGTTGGATTAAAGTATCAGCATCATTTGCAGAAGTTTTAAAAGATGCAAAATCAGATTCAAATGCACTATCTGGTAATCCTTTTCCATATCTAGTGTTTCTTAAATAATCTAGTAATACTAATGCAGAGTTTGGTGTCCATTTAGTTGCACTATCTCTAGGGTCAAAAATTTTTTTACCTTTTAATGTTACTCTTACTTGTGGAATAGAACTAAATATATCTTGATTCCATTTAAACCTAAAAGCTAAATATGCAACACCACTTAATTTATGATTAGATGTCCAATTAGTAGAATTAGTTAATATTGAAGATGCAACTTGTGTGTCTGTTCCATTAAATGCTTGAACTTGTATATGTGAACTATCTTTATAAAAATTACTATCTGATGCATTAACTTCTCTAACTACTCCATGATCTAAAGCATCTTCAAAAAAAACTCTTTTATCATCTATAAATACTTGTTCTACTTCATCAATTTCTCCCTCACAAAGAACTCCAGCCATATATAAGTATTGATTATCTGTTCCTGATGATTCTACAAATACTCTAGTAATTCCAACTTGTCGTCTGCCATAAACTACAGGGATTTGTGCATTGTTAGATTGTTTGTTAATTAATACACCTCGTTCTTCTTCTGGTGTATCAAACTCAGGAATATCAGGAATAGGAATAAGCCACCCAATAAAACTTGTTACAACATTAACAATAGCTTCAACTATTCCACCCATTAGTGATAACTCCTTTTAAACTTCTGTCCTACTCTATAAATATCACTATCAACCCTTAACCAATTTATAGAATGATCTACTTTTAATTGTTTTCTAAAATAATTATAAACCCAACGCATCATTTTAAATGTATTTTTTACAGATACAATTTCTATTAACCATAAATTACTACCTGAGTTCCATTCATTAGATTTGATCTTACCTGTTTGTTTAAATCTTTTTTCTACTAGATCATGGATATAAGCCCAATTAACAAAACCAACTAATTCGTTATTGTCATAAAACTTTTTATATTGATTAAGTTTTATTGATGGTTCTAAATAATTTGTTAATTGTTTACCTTTGTAACGATCAAAATTGTTAAATAAATTTATTACATCTTGCATTATGTTCTACCCCATTTAATATCTTGAACTGTTTGTGATGCAAATTCAAAACCTTTATCTGCTGAAAAATGTAATTGTTGTGAACCTGTATTTGTTTTTCTACCCTCTATTTTACTAAAGTCTGACCAATGAGATGCAACTACAATATTAGCATTAGAATTATTAATAGTTTCATCAATACTAAAAGATTCAATTCTACCTTTAAATAAAAGAAATGGGTCTGCAATTACTGCCTCACTACTATTTAAAAAACCTTTATAAACTTCTGCCTCTTTCTCCATATAATTATTGCTTAAAAATAAAGATATAATTGTTTGATCTGCACCTGAAAAAGATAGTGTTATATTACTAACTTCTATTTCTGATGATTCTGTAACACTAGATAATCTTGTAAATAATGATGATGCTGAATAAGTATTTGAATCGTAAGTAATATCTTTATAATGGTCTGTAAATCTAAATCCTGTACCTACATTAATATAGACAAGTGTAACAGGTTGTAAGCTATCTGTTAAAAGTTCATTTTTTACTGCTGTTGTTAATGTTCTCGTCATATTTCTCGTAAGTTGTTCGTATTAACTTTTCGCTTTGTTCTACCATAATAAAGCTAAAACTTCCATCTGGAATGGTATTTTGTTTTAAATTATTTTTTTCTGAATCTATTTCTGATTCATCAACTACTTTTTCTGCAATAAAATCAGCAGTAACATAATGCCTTACAAGATATTTTGTCATTTATAAATTTTCTATTAGGTCTATCTGATACTTATAAAGATCGTTAGTTACAATAGAATATTCTTGAATATCATTAGAAAGTCTTACAGTAAAATCAACATTGTCATAAACTAATGCAATATCATTAGCTACATCTGATCTTAAAGGTGGTTCAAAAGTTAATGTTCCCTCGCCTGAACCATCTGAATCTAAATCTGCAACTGCCATATAAACTTTATCTTGCCCAGCAAATCTAAAGTAATCTCCAGCTTTTAAAATATCACTTGTGCTAGTAGCCATACCATCAATTGTGCAAGTTGTTGCTCCAGCAGAAATTGCACCATCTACACTTATAGTTCCTGATGCTACTCCTTGTGCATTTGATACAATTGGTGGAATAACAGTAAAGGTATTTAATTTTGCTCTTTGTTTCATAATAAATGCTTTTATAGGTGCAAAGTTTGATCTACTCATTGGTGCATAGTCTAAAGTTATAGTAAATTTTTGACCATCTATTTGTCTTGCTTGTACTCTACCTGATGTGGTTACACTAACTATAGTATTTTGTGCTGAGCCTACATTAGCACTTTTTGCAACAGGAGATGTTGGAAATTGTCCACTCATATTATACTAATGCCTCTTTACCTTTTTCATTTAATGCAGAATTAATTACATTAACTATTGTTGCTCTATTATCAATTAATAATTCTTTTACACCTCTAACATCTGTTGCGTTTATTGTAAAATTAACATTAGTTTCTCCACCACCTGTACCTCTAGCTGATTGTGTGATTTGTCCTGTTGAGTTAGGAACAAACATTTCTGGACCATTTTCTCCCACCACAATTGGACGTCCTTTAGATACTGCACCACCATTGGCAAAGAAACCAAAACCACCACCACCACCCATAGCCATAAGAATAGCTTGAAGTGCAATTTGTCTTTTTAATGATGATTCTTGATTTTTCATTTCAGCTAATTTGCTTTTTTGTAAAGCAATATCAATCAACATTCTTAAAGTGAGTTCAATAAAGTGTGCTAATAAATTGACTAATACTTGTTGAATCATTTTTTTAAATGTTTCAGCTAAATCTTTTCCAAGTATAATTGATTCAGCTATTGATTTTGATACCTTTTTAAGACCCTCATTCATACTTCTAGCAATTATTTCTCCAATATCAAAAAATTTCTTTTTCATTTCTTCTAATGCAGTTTCATTTACATCTGTTATTACTTGTTTTAATATTTTTCCTTGTAATATTATTTTTTGCATAAAAGAAGATTCTGGTATTGGTTTTTTTATTGTCATTCCCTCATGTATTTTACCACCAGGAATTTTAGGAAATTTTCTTTCACTTTCTAATAAACCTATTTCTCTTAATTTAATAACAATTTTATCTAATTGAGAAAGTAGTAAAGCAGCACCACCAATTATTAAATTAGCTTTTGTTGCAAGATTAAATTTTCTCATAGCTAAAGTTGCAACACCTATAGCAGTAGCAAGATTATAAAAGAATTTAATAAGTTTAAATGCAATTAGTATTTTTAATGAAGTTATAATCAATTCTAAATTATCTTTAAGGAACTTTAAAGTATTTGCAGTAGTTTTTATTGCTGTACTTAAACCAGCACCGATCATAGCACCAAATTCTGCTATTTCTTTTCTATTAAGTTCAACAGTTTTTTTCAAATCTCCCAGATTATCTTTTAATGCACCAAAAAATCCTTGTGCTACTTCTACTTGAAAAATAAAGAAAGCATCTTTTAAGTTAGAGATAGTTCCAAATAATGTTCTTGATAAATCTTCAATTAGGTTTCCAAATTCCCCACCTGTACCAAATGCGTTTTTTAATCCTAATATTGATTCTTTAGTATTTACTCTAACACCCTCTTTAAAACCAGCCATAGCTTTAATACCTCTTTCTCTAAAGAGTTCAGCAGATGATATACCAGCACTAAATGATCTTTGTATTTGTAATGAAGCTAATGCAAAATCTCCACCAAGAATAGTTGCTGTGTTACCTGTAATTTTTAAAAGTTCTTCAAATGATACACCAGATTCTTCTGCTGTTTTTCTAACTGTAGCAAGTGCAGTAATACCTTGTTGAATATTTTTTAATTCAAAAGGAGTACCTGCGGCAAAATCTGTAACTTCTTTTAAAGCTTTTTTACCCTCTTTAGCTGAACCAAATAAAGCATTTAATTGAACCTCAAGGTTTTCTATTTGAATACCAGCATTTACAAATCCTTTAATAACTAATCCAGCACCTAAACCAATAAAAGCATTTCTTAAATTAAATACTGATCTTTTAACTTTTTCTAAACTTCCTTGTACATTATTTAAAGCCTGTTTAGACTTATCCTTTGCTACAATGTCTATATTTAATCTTTGATTTGCCATTACCTTTAATTCCTTGATTGTGCTAATCCTTGTTTCGTTTTATACTGTTCTTCTTCTTTTTTCAAGTATGCTAACCACAAATGATAATGACTAACAGGCATATCAAGAACTTCTTGTATTGTTATATGTAGTCTGTCTGCAACAATTAAAAGCGACCTTATTTCAGGGTCGCTATCTACTTTTTTTCGGCTTCCTCGAATGAGGTATCTAAAAGAATTTTATTAGCTACTTCAGATATTATATTAGAATCAGCTTTCTTTCTTAATGCAAATTTATCTTCTGGGCTAAAGGCTTTTATCATTTCGCCTTTGTCATTTTTGACTTGCAACTTCATTATAAGTAAATCAACAAGAACAGTTAAGTCTTGGAAGTTATTAGATTTCTTAAAGATTATGTTTTTTTCTTCAAGGGTCAATGGCTCTGAATAAAATACACTAGCATTACCATGCTCGTCTTTCCACTCCTCAACTTCTATAGTAATAGTTTTAAGAGTTTCAAAATGAGACTTAACTCGATCAATTACTGACATAAATTAAGATTAGACAGTTGCTCTAGTCAATGCTCCTGTGCCTTGAAAAGTAACAGTTCTTGAAACGATTGCGTCCATTGAGTTATTAACTGACATTCCTGTAATAATTCCTGTACCAGAAAATTTTTCATCTCCTGAAGCATTACCCTCTGGCAATAAAATAAAAGATATTGAAGTTCCAGCAGTTAAAGTTTGTTGTGGAGAATCAGTTTCATCATAATTCATTTCTAAAGTTCCTGAAAATGATGTTCTACCAGTTACAAATGATTTTGTACTGTCTATTAAAGCTGTATCTTCTACAACGTCAGCAGTTGTTTCAAGTGTAAATGATGTTAGTTCCCCAACAGCAGTTCCACCAGCAGTGACTACGCCTTCTTTTCCGTGATGTGTTGCCATTTTTTATCCTTGTTAGATTTTGTTGGTTTATTTTCTTGTTCTTGCTTATAGCCTAAAGCTAAAAAATTTTCAAGCTGAGTTTCGTTAACACTAACTTCATTCCCATCTTTATATAATTTAATATCTTTAGCCATAAGTCCTTTTACTATTTATCGTCATCTTCGTCAATATCTTCTTCATCTAAATTGTTGAATTCGTCTAGTTCTGGGTAATCTTCAATATGCTCATCTTCGTTATAATTATCAATTTTTTTTCTTGCGTCCATGCATAATAAAGAAATTTCATCAACTAATTTTTCAATGTCGTCTATCTTTCTTTCTAGTTGATTTATAACTTTATCTGCTTTAGCCATTATGGTGTTCCTGATTGATATTCATACATACATCTTATAGTCATTCTTATTCCACCAATAGGAAATAAACTACCCTCATCAGTTTCTACTTGTACGACTTCTGTATCAAGTGCATTACTATTTCTAGTAATATCACTTTCTAATGCTGTTTCGATTGCAGTAATTAATTGATTTCTTTTTGTATCGATATTTGATTCTGCACCTTTAACAAATCCTAGTATAACAAAATCAATAGTTCCATGTCTTGTTTTAGCACCACTACCTAATTCTGAATCATCTCTATTTTCTTCTGATGTCTGTACTATTACTGCTGGATATTGTTGTTCTGATAATTCATCTAATAAAAAAGGTTGTCTTGTTGCTTTTCTAATAGTTATCGGACTAGATATATTTGATATAACTGATAATAAATTAGATGCTATGTTTTCTCGTACACTCATATTCTAAACTTTCTTAATTCTTTTTCTACAAACCTATTAAACTGCTTACTTATAATCTTTTCTGTTCTATTATTAAAGCCAAAAAATTCTCGTTTTGTTTTTCCTAATACTTGATTAAATACTGCTCTTTGACGCATTTGTGAGTTTGTAAAATTTACTGAAACTTTATGCTTTCCTGTTTTTTTTACTGAGCCTGATGGAGTTAATGCACCTAGCATACGACCTGTATAAAATAAATCAACATTAGTTGACTTTCCCTCTTTACTTAATTTTTTTAAATAGCCCTCAGAATATGGAGCAAAAGGTCTATCTCTAAAATCAATACCCTTTTGTGTTTTAGTTCTAATTATATCTACTAATTGAAAACCAGCTTGTTTAACACCCTTATCAATTATTCTTGGCAAAACAGATTGAAACTTTTTAAATTTTTGTTGTACTTGTTTAGAATTAGATTTGATCTTTAAATCTACAGCCATTATCTAGTCAATCTTCTAAAGCCATGTAAAGGTTCTCTTTCATTTGCAACAATAGCACCTGAATCATCTACATCATATTCAACACCATCTTCTAAAATCATTCTCCATTCGATATTGTATTGGCTCATGTAATATTCTTGCATTCTTTCAAATCTATCTTTTTCTGTTTCTGGTCTAAATTTAGTTAATGCTGGTAAATAAAATCTTCCTAAAAATAAATAAACACCAGCTCTTTCAAACTGATCTAAATTAACTTTTGTTTTATCTAGTTCAGCAGTATTAAGAACTGTAATATCTGTAAATATATTTGTTTTATATACAGGCCACCACTCTACTCTTAATGCTCTTAAAATATCGTTAGTAGTTTGTGCTAAAAAATTAGTTGTTTCTGTAGCTGTTGTTGAAATACCAAAATCAAAAGCATCAGGCTGATATTTTAAAACATCTGATGTTGTAATAACATTAGCACCTGTAAAATTAGTCATATTAGAATACCCAAGATAATATAATTATAACTGCAACAGCAACACCAATACTTACTTTAGGATTTTGCTTTGCTAATTTTATATATTTTTTTATATTTTTCATTTCTTTTTCGCCTTTTTTTTCTTTGATTTAATAGGTACTACTTTGGTTTCATTTTCAAAAGTTTGATCTACTTCTTTAATATTTTCTTTAATATTACTTACAGGTTTCCAACCTCTTAGTGTCCATGTGTTCATATTTTTTTGATAATCTTGTTCGTTTCGTTCTATAATTTTTTTGCCATTAGTTAGCTTCATAATACACCTCTTGTTTGGTAAGGTGGGAGTTTAACCCCCACCCCACAAGTTTTATTATAGTATTGAAGAATCTGCAAGTACTTCTACACCATAAGAATCATGTAATTCGCCAACACCATAAACTGCTGTTGCTACGATTTCATCTGCTCTTAAAGAAGCATCACGTTGAGTTTCAATCTTAATATCTTGCATCATTGCAAGACCTAAAGCATCTTTATGGAACATTCCACCTTTGAAATCTCCACCTGTACCTGTATTTGACATATTACCAGTTTCAAATATTTTGATACCAGCGATTTGACCAATAAAGCCACCTCTTAATGCTTCGTTTGATAGATCAGTTGATAGACCAGCAAAAGTATTTGTTAATCCTGATTTAAGATCAAAAGCTACTTTTGGGTGCAACACACAATATGTTTCTTCAACAGGTAATCCTAATGCTCTTAAAGTTGATGCCGCATTAAAGATTGTTGCTGGCGATAAAGCCGCACTGTCTGTTCCAACTGCTGTTGAAAAACCATCAAATAGAGCAAGTAAGTCTTGATCCATTTTTTTTGCAATCGCTTCTCCAAACAATCTACCAATATCTCCAGCTACATTTCTTGGTGCTGAATTTCTTGCTAGGTCTGTTAGAGTTGTCATAATACCAACTTCTGCTGCAGTAATAGTTACTGAACTTGGGTTGATAGCTGTGTTTGATAAATCAGCTGCTTCTGATACTGCTGCAGCTGCAACTGCCGCATAAATCGGAACTTCTACTGATTTTCCACCACCTGATATAGCATAATTTTTAACAAGATTTTTCATTATAGATTTCTCGTTAATAACAAATTGTGCTTCTGCCACTATCTCTGTATATAGTTCCGATAGTGTAGAACTTGTGCTTTCGTTTGCCATTTTATTTGTCCTTTATTATTTATTAGTTAAGTTAATTTGAGTAGGTTTTGAATCTCGATCTTTACGATATTCTGCATATTTTTTACGATCTTCTTGCTTACTCATATCTAAATCCTGAATATTAAAAGGTTTTACAGTATTACCACCGATAGCACTCTGACTTCCTGAACCAGACAAAGACCCTTGACGGAAATGTGGGTTGCTATCTAAGAATTCCTTAACTCTATCTTCGATTGTAAGTAGTTCTCCATTTGCGTTATATCGTACATTAGAATTATTATCAACTACTTCTATACGACCATCATCATTGTACTTAACTTCGTTTTTTAATAAAGCTACAACTTGTTGTGCATTGATAGATTTTTCTTTGTTAGCAATAGATAAAATAGAATTATCAACCTTTTCTTTTTTAATCTGATCTTTAACTTTTTGTAATTCTGAATCTTTTTCAGATAATCTTTCTTGCATAATCTTTTCAATATCAGCTTTACTCTTAGCCTCTTTTAGTTGTTGTTCTTTTAAAAGTTCAGCTTTTTGATTTTCTTCTTCTTGAAGTTTTTTATCATACTTAGATTTTTCTGCTTCAAGTCTTGATTTGATTATGTTGTCTAATTGTTCTTGTGTAAAAGTTTGTTGTTTAGGTGTTTCTACTTTTACTTCTTCTTTTGGTGTTTCAGTTGCTTTTACTTCTGTTGCAACATTTGTTTGTTCTTCGGACATTGTTTCTCCTATTGTTATATTATTAGTTCGCCTTTACTGTCATACCAATCTGGATTGACATAAGACCATTGATGCCGACAATTATAACCACCTCTAACAACTAAAGGGTTTCCTGACTTCTTGCCTTTCCAACCTCTACTTGTCCAAAGTGAATTGACTTCATCAATTGTGAAAAGTCCACTTTTCCTTTTGTTATATACTCCATTAATTATATTTCTGCAATGCTCTCTAGTTGTAGGTATTACATCTCCATAATATTTTACATAAGTTAATCCAGCATCATTTGCTTTATTAAAATTAATAGTTGCGTCAAAATCTCTTAAAGAATCATTTAAAATCTGTCCAGCATACCTTTTCATGTTTTCTCCAGCACGATCTCTAGCAAATTTAGATTGTAAAAGCTGTATTTTTTGTTCTACTATTGTTCTTTTAGATTTATCAAATTTATTTTTATTAATATAATTAATTAACTTTTGTGCCTCTGGGTCATCTGCACTAGCATAAATACCATTTATTGTTTGTCTTAATTCTTTTTCTAATACTGCAAACTCACTACCTACTAATGTATTTTGATAAACCTTTTCTGATAATCTTCTAGTAAATGTATTTGATACATCTTTAAACTGTGTAAAATATTGTTGTTTTAAATTTTGTATTAATGCTTGATCGCCTTTAGTAATTTCTTGAAATGCTACAGGAATATTTCCTATTCTTTTAAATGCTTTCTCAATTCTTTTTGCTTGTTTATTAAAGCCCTCTCTAACAACTGTATCAGACCATTTTAAATATTCTCTTTCAAGAATAGCTTTTATTTGTGGTTTAATAGCAATAGCTGATTGTAATTCAATTAACTTTCCATCTGTTAAAGGCAATCTACTAGCAAGTGATACTACTTCTCGCTCTATCCTATCTAATGTTGCTATTAAAGTTTCGTAATATTTTGCTTCTGCAATTTCTATTTGCTTAATTCGATAAAAGGTTGCATCTTTGACTATATCGGACATTCATTAAATTTGTTCTTGTTCTACTTCTTGATCTTCTTGAACTACTTCATCTTGTGTAAATTCTCCTACTTCAGATTTAGAATCTATTTCTTCAAATATATCATTTAATTTACTGTCATCATCAATTACTGATCTTGCAATTTCTTTATCTACTTCTTTAGCAAATGTAGGCGAGCCTATGTCTAAAGATTTAGCTTGTTGGAAATACATAAGATCACTTGCATAATCTCTAATGTTAAATGAATCAGGATAATTTATTTCTCCATCAAATGTAGTGTTTTGAAATATTGCATAAAGTTTAAATAATTGTTCCTCAGCTATTTGTAAGTTATCTGCTTTTTCAGATAGTCTTGCATTTAATAATTCAAATTCTGTTTGTAAAGCTATACCAGATGATACTTGAGTTTTTGTTGATCTAATAGCACCTGTATGTGCAATTCTATTTATTGATTCTACTTTGTTATTTATTGAATCCATAATAGCAGTTAAATTTTGACCAGATGGTTGTAATAGATATGGTTTTAAATTAGGTTCCATTTCATCAGGCATTTCTATAACTGCACCAGCACCAGCACTAGCATTTACACTAGGAGTTTTAACTAGGCTTGGGTGGTTAGTTAATCTTATTAATTGTTCCATCTCAGAATATTCATTGTAAATGGATTTTTGTAAATCAGCAATATCAGTTAAATCAGATTGACCAATGCCTCTTTTATGAGATTTAGCATTATATAAAATAACTGCTGGTATTTTGCCAATCATATTAGGTACAGTATCTATTAATTTAGGTTCATCTCTTTCTTCCATGTAAAGAGTGTCTATTCTGTCTGGATACCATAGCCTCATGTAAGTACCACCATTTTTATCTACTTCTTCTCTAATTTTTAAATAGTTTAATTCATACTTACCATTAACTTGTCTTTCAAAATTCCAATCTAAAACATTTTCTGGAGTAACGATTGATAGGTATGGTCTTATATCTTGATCTAATTCTTCAGCCTGAGTATTTGTAGTAACATTAGGCTTGTCTAACATTAAAAAACAATGCCCATAAATTGATGCATAATTTTGTGCTCTTTTAATTACTGAATTTAAATTATTACCCTCTAAGTCTGCATCTTTTAAGAATGATTCTAAACTAGGTTCATCTTGCATTTCTGCAAAATCTCTACTTGGTCTAACTCTAAATAAAAATGAAGAATAAATTTGAATAATATTTTTACAATGATTATCGCATGGAGTATTAGCAAGTCTTTGATTAAACTCATTATCTAATTCTAAATTATATCTGTTAAGATATTGACCAACCATATAATCAAAACCACCATTATATGATCTTATGTAATATTCCCAATTATTTATAGTTTCTGAGTAGTCTTTGTGAGTTTCTATTGCTTGATCTTTAGAGTATGCCATAACTATTTAATTGCCCATCTTGTTGGTCTAGAAAATACTGCCTGAGTTGTAAGTGGTTTTAAAAAATCTATCATGTAACCTATTGCGTCATTCATGTGATCAAAACCATCTTCCTTGTCAGGAATATTTGTATTCTCCTTGTAAATTTGTCGTTGCAATCCTTTTACAATAGTTTTACACGATTGTGAAACAAAAATGTGTCTATTTCCATTAGAATCTTTTAGTTTGCTATTCACAGCATTTATTCGATCTCGAACAGCTGGGTGTTTTAATTTACATTTAACTTTAAATCCAGCATTTTGTAATATGCTTAAATCAGTTCTTCCTCCAGCAGATGTTTTTCTTTGTCTTGATGCTGGGTCAGGATAAATAAAAATAGGTATCTTAGTTCCGTATCTATTTCTTATTTCTTCTACCATTTCATCAGTATTACTTGAGTAAATTATAACCTCATCTAAAAAAAATATTTTATCTTTTTCTATTTGCCCAACACAAGCACTCATTGGATCCACATTAAAGTCCATGCCAATATGTAAAGGTTTAGTCCAATCTATTTCTTTTTTAACTACACTTTCTACAGGGTGGAAATTATAATAAACACTACCAGCATAGTTTTCAAATGTGCCTTCAAATTCTTGTCTAAATGTTCTAATATCAATATCCTGTTTAGCTTGCTCTATTTCTTCCTTTGATACCATTCCACCATCAAGGGTAGTAAATTGAAAGGAATCCCACTCCTTGTCGCCCTGTTGCCCTTTAAGATACATTCTATAAGACCAGTTACCATATCCCTTTGGAGAACCACACATTAGTACATCACCCTCTGTGTCAGATACAGATGCTCTTAAGACCTCTGTCCATGCTTTTTCTTCAATGTCTGCAAATTCATCTAGTATTAAAAAATCTAATCCTACTCCACGCAAACCATCATAATTATCACAACCTTTTAAAGATATTTTGCTACCTGTTTTTTTAATTGTTATAGTCATGTTAGATTCATTAATAGTATCAATCCAATTAAATTGTGAAAGCATATCTTTTAAATTAGACCATACGATCTCTTTAGCCATTTTAAATGTAGGTGCTACATACCAGATTTTTTTATTAATCTGTGTTGCATACTTCATCATTTCAGTAATACATAAATAAGTTTTACCAAATCTACGACCTGATACTAAAACTCTAAATCTTTTATTACTTGATGAAACTTTATGTTGGGGTTTCGTTAGTGTGATGTTCATTACAAAAATAAGATATATATAATTTTTCTTTGTTAAATTTTTCTTTAAATTCGTTTGTAACTCTGATTGTTACCATAGCACCATTTTTTGTGCAATCTGTCCATGTATCAAATTTAATAGGGTGTACTGCTGGAGTATTACAGAATCCTGTAATTGCAGAGCAGATTGTATAAGCTAAAACAAATTTCATTATTCTAGTATAAGTTTTTTAATAGATTTTGCACCTAAATAAATTTCTGTTTCTGCTTTACTTTTAATGCACTGATATTCTACATTTGAACCTGAGTTAGTACGCATAGCAATTCTTTTACCTTTTAAACAATTACTCATAGATTCTTGTATTCTATGTTCTTTTATTTCCCCATTAACTATCATTAATAATGCTACTACTACTTCAATCATGGCCATTACCATTTGCAAAATCTCTTTGCTTATCTTTTAACTTTTCTACATCTCTTTGTAGCTTTTCAACCTGATCTTTAAGAAACTCAATATTTACTTTATTAGTCATATTCTGTTCTTGAGTAGTTTCTAACTTTTCTACAGTTTTATATAAATCTTCTATAAGCATAAACTGTTCTTGATCTATAGGTTTCTGTGTACTAGCCTCTAATAAATCTTGCTCAAATAATTGGTTCTTAGTTTCTAAATTATTAACTCTTTCTATTACACCAAAGTAAGCCCAAACACCTACTGCAACTGTACCTATAATAGCAATTAAATTTCTTAATGGTAAAGCAACAGAAGTGTTATCTGATATTTTCATATTTATTTTGTATTTTTATTAATTGTTCATAAATCGCAGAAGTTAATCCAGGTGGAGCAGTTATAAAATATTGTTCACTCTTTACACACCCTGTAATTAAAATAAATATAGTTAAATATTTCATAATGGTGCTACTAAAAATGTTAATAAAATAAATGCAATAATGATACCACCTGTAAAATAATAGTTCATATTAGCATACTCCATATTAATTACTTCTCTTTATTAAGAAGTTTTTAAAATCTATTTCTAACTGCTTAATTTTTTCTTCAAGTCTTTGCAGTTTATCATTAGTAACAATTGTATTACCTTTGTTTTTCTCTATATTTAACAATAAATGATTTTGATTTTCTTGTATTCTAGCAATGTAAGTTTTAAAGTTATAAAGATGAGTATCGTTTATTACAGTAATCTCTGCTTTATTTTTATTAATAGTTTCAGTTAGACTTACAATATATTTAACTCCTGTAAATGTACCAACAATAACAGATGCTATAACAGGCACTAATACAAAGTTTTTTTTAAGTAAGTCTGAAACATTCATTATTAATCCTTAGGAAAGTTCATTCTATTGTCTGGCGACTTTACATTAATATTTTTTTTCTTTTTAGGTGCATCTGAGATAAACCTATCAAATAAATAACCCATAAAATTATCTACTATTCCAAACATCTTAATAAAAAATTTATCTATCATATCTTAAACCCTTTTTGCCATGATCTTACTGCCCAATAAACAGGAGTTGTATTTAATTGTTTTCCACTACTTTTAGCTTTAGCAAGTATAGGTCTAAATCTTGCCATAAATGATCTTTTTCTAGCTGGAATATTCTTTTTAATAGATAATTTTTTATCTCCGAAATTAACCTTAACCACTCTGCCTGTCTTTCTATTCTTTACAAAGACTTTAAACTTCTTAACATCTCCACGCATTGGTTTATTAAGTTTAACAGTTCTATTTTTATATTTAGGCATAGTTGCATAAATATCACATAATTAAAATAATTACCATTGGAAACAATAATACTGCTATAGGTATAATACTGCTATTGGTTGCTCTCTATTAATTGTCTTAAATTTTTTGTAATTTTTAAAGCCTTATTTAATTTTCTTAATGCAATATCTCTTTGTTTTTTTACTAATTCTAATTCAGATTTAATCTGTTCACATTCTTTACTTTCCTTGTCCACGATATTTTCCTCCTTTTTGTCTGCGTTTATGTTTGTTTAATGTTGAAGTTATAGGTCGTCTGCCAATAGATGTACCTTTTTCTGTTTTAGTGTAGGTTATAACTGCACCAAATACATTACCTTTACTTTTTGCCATCGTCTATTTCATCAGGCTTAGCATTTATAATTAATGGTAAAGGTTCATTAAAGTTTGTTTGTTCTATTTTATCTCTTTGATCTAAATGTTGCTTACCTAACCATATCTGCATAACTACATTTCCACCTAAAGCTTTCTCGAACTGTGCTCTCCTTAAACTTATTCTGCCCATGTCTCTCCCCTTTTTAATGAGGTGGACATAATTCCTTTGTAATGTCTTAGTTGACACACCTAAAAATTCTGCAATTTCGTCATAAGTGCAATGTAATTGCGCTAATTTTTTGATTGCTTCTTGATCTACTGTTTTATGTGGTCTTGCCATTATGTACTTTTTTTAGTTTAAGTCCGTAATTATTAATTTCATCTTTTATTTTTACATTATCTTTTAGTATAAGTCTATTTTCTCGTTTAAATTTATTGTAGTTTACATGATGATGCCACCTACCATATCTCCATGTTAATTTTGAAACATCTGGGTGTAATTTAACTTGCATTTTAGATTTAGGGATTGTTCCTTCTTTTGCATAAAAGGCATCTGTATTACCACCTTTTAATACTTGTGTATTAGTTTTTTCTTGTAAAAAAACATTAAACTGAACAGTACACCAACCAGCTTTTAACATTTGTAGTGATAAATCTGTATCTTCGTTGTATCTACCTCGCCACCTAAAAGGGAGATCA